TCGCACGCCGGATGCCTCCGGCGCGGGCGCACAATCCCCACCCCCCTCACAGGAGCTCAGCATCAACCCACCATCAGACGCACCCCACGACGCAGGATGCCAATCACCATCAACCCCACCATGCGAAGAAACATCAGACGCAGAGTGAGAGGCGTCCCCCTCACCTACACCCTCAGTCTCCAAGCTGGCAAGGTCAGCCTCCCACAGCTCAGCAGCGGAAGGCCCATCAGACACACCGCCCGCAGACACAGCATCAGCACTCGCATTCATCTGCGCCACAGAATCAACAGCAGGGAGCGAGCTACACGCAGACGAATCATCATTCGCACGCCGGATGCCTCCGGCGCGGGCGCACAATCCCCACCCCCCTCACAGGAGCTCAGCATCAACCCACCATCAGACCCCGCAGCAGCAGCATCAGCAAGCGCCACGCTGCGATCCACGAGCGGCTTCTCTGACTCTGGCGACAGAGCGACGCGCACGCCATTCTCCGCCAGAAAATCTACAGTCTTTTGCGCATAATAAGGCTTCTTTGGCTCAGGCAACAGCGCCTTACTCCACGCCTCATTATTCTTACGCGCGCTATTACATCCACGGCACGACACCACCAAATCATTCACCGACTCAGCAGCCCTGCCCGCAGCAACATGGTCATACGTCGCACCGCGCAGAGACTTCTGATCTCCCCAATACACGACGCGACCGCACCACCTGCACGCATCACCATCACGCGCACGCACAGGAACAGTCAAACTCTTATTCCGGGTGTCATTCCTCTGTCGGTTCTCCCACTCAATCTCATCTTTGAGCCTCATGTGGAAAAGCTCAGGATCATCAATAATCCTATAAAGAGTCTGACCCTGCTCACCCTCAACAACCGAAAAATAACCACACGCCACAGCAGCATCAGCCAGAACACGGCCCCGCTCAAAACCCGCCACCGCAACAACAGTGCCCGTCTCAACAACATAATCAGTCTTGAACGCAGCACTCATAGCCGCACACATCGCAACAAACCCAAAAAGCTCATTCTTAAGACGCGCATCAGCCTCAGGGAGCGACCAAGCCCGCAAAACGACCGGGTGAGACGCCGCAGTATCCCCAACCCTCAACCAAGGCATAGCCGCCCCCTAACCATCAAATCAACAAACCAACAAAAACCCAGCTCAGCTACTCACTAGCCAAACCAAAATCACCCTGAGAAACATCCTTCAACCCACCCGCAAAATCAGACAGAGCCGAAACAATTTCCTCAGCGCTCGCTGCCTCTATCATCGGGTCAGTGCCCTCAATGCTCTCAGCGATGATTGCGATACGAGCTGCAGCAGCCCGCACCTTTTCCTGCTGCTTCTGCGGCGTATTTTCCTGCGTGCTCCACGCGCCAACGAATGCCACGACACGCTCACCAAAAACTGCGACTATGCCCTTTTCCGTGGTTACCATCCCATCAGCGCCGTAGGTATCAGCAGCCTTTTTCAGCTTCCCGTATGCAACCGTACTCACAGTACCGGCGCACGGTGCAGGCTTCCCCAGCGGGTGATTACTGATACCTTTCAGGATTTCACGCCACGGTATTTCATCCCACTCTGCGCCCGCGAAAGATAGCGACGCAGGCGAGTGCATCGCACCGTCTTCCGTCAAGGTAATCACTTGCTCACGCACACCCAATGCCGCGTAATCCTTGCTGACTTCCACGCTCACGGGCACCGGATCATCTTTCTTAGGCTTAAAAATCGCGGTGATTTGCTTTAGCTTTTCACGGTCAATAGCAAATTCCACCATCTCACCATCAAATCCGTAAATAGGGATTACCGCAGACACTAAAAGACGTGCCGCACTGTCTGCTGTCGCTAGCAGCAGATTACCGTCATCAGCGGTCTTGCAGTAGACCATCTCACACGAACCCGCTTCTACATGCTCACCCGTGCGGCGTGCCCGCGTAACCGGCGCTAAAGAACTCAGGGCTGGATTTAGCTCCGCCGCATCTACAGTAAATTTAGCCATTTTTACCTTCCTCAATATGAAAATCCCTCAGGTGCTCAAGTGCTGACCGCTTGATAACATGCACCATATGCTCTAGCATCCCTTCCCCTGTGCCTAAATCTATTGCCCAATATATGAACTGCCTTTTAGGCTCACACTTCTCACATATCAGATTAATATTATGCCCTTTACCACGAAAAAGGCTCTCCGCGCATCCTAAGATTTTTACCTTAAGCCCCAGACTAGAGATCATTTCCTCTTCTACCTCTGAGGGCTTTTCCGCATACTCACGGTAGTGACCCTCAGCAGCTTTCAAAGCTCCTTCATACGAGCTATTCCATTCATCGTACCATCCGCAAAATTTGCATTCAGCCCACCATTCAAGCAGGTACCCATAATCCCTGCGCCACCTTTCCTGTGCCTCTGGATCATGAGGAAAAACCCTCTCTGAAAACAATGTCACTCGGTGGGGGTTATTATTATGTTTTTTCATCCCTCTATGCCTTCTCGCTACTTACATACCCCGAATGTTCCTTGGCATGGTGGTTCTTGGCGCGCTCTCCGATTTCTTCCCAGGCGTCCATTATCACTAAGCTGTTTTCCACCTGAACGGTAAAGCTCTCCATCCCACCGCATATATTGCACACGTACCTGAATCGCGTGCCGTGGCTTCTCCCATCCCAGGATCGTAAGTCATCCTTCAAGCATACAAAGTCCATTTTTCCTCCTCATTTCCTCATACAAGGATTTTAGACTATTGATGCGGGGTATTGCAAAATCGCGTTGCTATTCGCGTGTCGTGAGGCGTCGGTGAAGGCTAGACGGTACCCCTTTCCGTTGTACCCATACAGTGTTCCTTGCTCTGCGCAGTCCAGGCACTCCCATGTCCAGGCTTTACCCGGCACGACGGCACTTACCTTTGTCTTATGGCTCCGCCACCCCTCACTAGCTGGAATCTTCCACACGCCCATCCTATATTCCAGGAGTTCCGGTGAGCTAATCATTTTCAGCCACTCGCCCACTGCTAATTTTTCGTCTTTGCTGAGTGAGCGCATTTTCAGCAGACGGTCTTTCAGTGCTGGGATCGTCACAGCCGTAAATGTGCATGACCTCTCGCCCTCACGGCGGTACTCACGGCCAATCGTGAATTTTTTCTTTGCCTCAGCTGGCATCCCTGTCAGCGTATGCCCGTGCCCACTTTTTCCCAGCAGGGCATCAATATCCTGCGCGATCAGGTAGATTGTACCGTCTGCGTAGATTGTGCGGATTGCGGTATCCAAGTCACGGCCTTTCCAACTTGTCATATAAATTACGTCGTGAATCATTTCTTTTCCTTCTTTCTATTTTGTGAGCGCCCACGCTATTAATATTGCGTAGATGTACACCAGTGCGTAGCATAATGCCTCTGCGGCTTTTTCGCCTATCTTATTATCTATGAGCACCAGCGCCTTAGCCCATATTTTTTCTATTACTTTTTCAAGCATTGGCAGCCTTGAAATTACTATTACCCTCACCCATCATCACGTAGGCTCCATTCAATCATTTTATGCAGTTCTTTTGTTTTTTGCGAAGCAATTTTCACATACGCTCCAAGCTCTTTTTCTAAAATATCCTGCCAAACTAAACTAAAGTTTTCATTCTCTGCGATATTTCCTTTTAAAGCTTTGTGCAAAAACGATAATTTTTGCATCACCTCGACAAGCCCAGCACCAATAAGCATTCGCAAATCAATACTATACGCAGAGCACGTAAATTTAGGCATTTTACCCTTAGTAATACCCCGTGCATCCAGGATATTTTCCTTAAAACTAATTTCCATTATTTCCCCTCTACCGCATATGAATCATATTCGCTTACCGTACCGTCGCCATTATATATATATATCTTCTTCTCCTCGTGATTGAGTTCTATCGGACTCACCGGATTTAGTGCCGCCGTCACAGCAGATGCGAGCGCCTGGTTTTCGTCTTTGCCTTGTGCGCTTGTGTAGGTGGTGGTTTTGGTTTCTCTGGTTGTGGTGATTGTTACTGTCTTTTTCATTTTATTTCCTTATTGCGATTACCGTGTTTTGGTCGCCGTCTTCTGCAATGTCGATTAGTCCGTGTGTGTCGTATAGGCTTGCGATTGCTGCTTTGAATTTCTCTTCTGTTATTTCTGTGAGTTTTATTATTTCTTTCTCTATTTCCTCGAATTCTACGTATGGGCCGCATGTGGGTATTGTTTCTTTTATGATTACCCATATGAGTTTTTCTACTGCTGTGAGGCCTGGGGTGGCGAGCGCTTCTCTTATTTTTTCTGGTATAGCTGGGGTGCCGTCCATTTCTACGCTTTCTCTTTTTTGTGGTGTGTTTTTGAGCGGGGGGTTTGGCGTAGGTTGTCGAATGCGTTATTGAGGCTTTCGGTGGCTATGTTTTTGGGTTTTGGTTTTGTTCCTCTGGGGGTGGGTATGTGCTCTAGGGCGTTTGCTATGGCTTGTAGGTGGGAGTGTGCGAATGCTATGCGTCCGCCGCCTGCTTTTCGTCCGCCCAGGTGGGGGTATTTGCCCGCTGAGGCGCGTTCTTTGAGGGTGCGGGGGGATATTACTCCGCCTAGCATTTCTGATGCTTCTTGAGGGCTGTATAGCTTCTCGCCGATTATCATTATTTGTCCTCGAAATACACGGGGTGGCTGGTTTGGATGCCTAGCGTCTTGTCGGCTTCTTGTGAGATCGTCCAGTCTTCTTTGTCGAGCTGTTTTACGATGTGGTATTTTTCGCCTTCGCTGGTTTCTACCATTTCTATTTTTAGGTAGATTTCGCCGGATGCGTCTGTGATGTGGAGGCTTTCGATTTTGCCGCCGTTTTCTTCTGCGTAGTCTTTGGCTTTTTTGCCTTCTGTGAGGTTTGTTAGGAATTTTTCTAGGTAGTCGCTGGGGGTTTCTTTCTTTTCATGCTCTTCTTTTTTGGCCTTATTTTCTGCCATCTTTTCATCTACCCTTTCTAGATATTCTTTCTTATCTTGCTCTGATGCGCCCGCAATGTCTAGCAGGGATAGCCCTATTTTCTTTCCAAGGGTTACGGCGAAGCTGTCTTTTTCGTTGTACTTTTCTATGTCTTTTCTCCTTCTGGTTTTATGCCTTGTGTGCACTGTATTTCCTGAGCGATTTGGGGCTACGGTGTGTCACAAAGCGTTCTTTTTTCACTTCGTTTGCCAGCCGCTTCGTTGTGCCCCCGGCCTTTTGGGGGCCGGGTTTCGGCGTATGCGTCTGGTATGAGGTATGGCGGATTTGGCTTCCTGAGCCAGTGCTGTATGAGGTGGGTTTCTTTTACTCCACCCATGTCTGCTACGTCTGCTGTGGTTAGCAGCTTTTCTTGTGCCTGTTCTGGGGGTGGTAGGTGCCTGTATTTCTTTTTCCAGCTCGGGTGCCAGGCTGGGGTGCGTGTCATTGTGGTTCCTTTTCGTGTAGGGTCGGTGGCGGGCCGTAAGTTTTATGTTCGGCTCTGATCCAGGATTTCGCAGCCATTCCGATTGCAGCGAGTAGGGCTACGGTGGCGCCGGGGGCTGTGGCGTGGTTGCCGTTGATTGCTGCTTGGATTGCGCCGGTGGCAGCGAATAGGGCTACAGCGGCCCATATGATGGCGGGCCATGTGTGCTTGAGGGGCATTATTTCTTTTCCTTCTGTGTTATTCGGCGGTGCCGTCTTGGGCGTCTAGGTTTTCACGCCATGCGTTGAGCCTTTCGCAGAGGCCATTCAGCACAACTACCATCTCTGTTTCTAGCGCGCTGACCGTGAGCGGCGATAATTCTATACTCAGCATCTCCGTGAGCACATTCAGCCGGTCTTCTGCCGCGTACACGTCCCTGATCGCGTCGTACACATTATCCTTGAGGCCTTTTTGCGTTTTACTTACGAATGGGTCTAGGGGATGCATATTTTTCAGCTTTCCTGATTTACGGATTTGCGATTACTTTTATCGGTGGTGATGTGCGGTGCGGCGGTGGGTACTACGGGCGGGTGCTCAGTGAGGAGCCATTCAGTGGTTGCCCCGATGTACTGCGCCATCTTAAACAGCATGTCCATCCTCAGCTTGATTCGCCCGGTGAATATATGAGATATAAGACTCGGTGAAATTCCTATAGCCTCAGCGAACTTCACTTTATTTTTTCCTTGGTCGTACATTGCTAGCTCAAAATTCTTTTGCACTAGCGCAAGCTCTTCACGAGCAACTTCTTCTACTCTTACCATTTTTCCTTCTTTCCTCCCCCGTCTTGCGGGTATGTATACACCGTACATCCTCAAATAAGGAAAGTCAAGGCACTTTACAACTCAAAGATTCAACCTTATAGTAAGGTTCATGGCTAAAAAATCTTCCGGGCCTGCTAACCTATTCGCCCAACACGTGAACCTGCAACTGCAAATGAGCGCGCGCTCACAGCAATTTACCCTTGTCGAGCTGCAAGAAGCATCCGGCGTGAGTAAATCCAGGCTAGGCGCCGTCATTAACCAAAATAAGGCGCCGCTCACACTCAACGAGCTATCTGTGATTTGCGACGCACTTAATTTAGACCCCGCCGATGTGGTGCGCCGCGCTGAAATCTCCATGCACGAAGAGCTACGCGGTGAGCGGCACATCAAATCACAACGCGCCGCAGCATAAACAAAAAAGTACGGGCCGCAGGAAAAAAATTCCTGCGGCCCGTACCCGCCTACACCCTATCCGTAAGGCAGACTCCCTAGACACGTAACACTATACAGCACCCACAGCACCTAAAAATTCAGGTGGTGACAGCGTCAGCAGATGGGAGCGAGCGCGGGGGTTTTATATGTTTCGCCGGCGAATTATTTCGTGTTTTACCGGGCTTTAGCGTGTGGTGGTTTTCATGTTTTTTGTGTGGAGGGGTTTTCAAGTCCCCCCTCGCGCACTGTAAAGCCCCTAGTCAGGGTGGTGAGGATTCTATGATGATGACGCGGCGGCGGTTTTTGCTGACGCGGTGGTGACAATGGTGTCATGGCAGCTATAAGGAAAAGGAAAAGGAAAGACGGCACGACGGGTTGGGCTGTGACGTGGCGTGAGGATGGTAGGCAGACTTCTCGGACTTTTTCGACGGAGACTGATGCGCGTATGCTGGCTGATTTTTTGAGTGCTAATGGTAATTCTTTTGAGCTGGCTGCGCGGGCTGCTGCGCGAGCGCGGTCTACGGCGCCGACTGTGGATTATGTTGTGCGGCGGCATGTGGAGTCTTTGACGGCGATTACGAGCGGGACGCGGGCTAAGTATTTGAGGATTTATGAGCGGCATATTATGGTGCCGCTGGGTGGTGTGCCTGTGGATGCGCTGACACGGGATGATGTGGTGGGCTGGTTCAATCGGATTGAGCGGGCGGCGAAGACTAAGAAAAATATTCACTCCTTGTTGTCTGCGGCTTTGTCTTCTGCTGTGGCTGACGGGCTAATGGAAAAGAATGTTGCTGCGGGTGTGCGGGCGGCGCGTGAGCTTCCCCGTAAATCAGCGGTTTTTCTGACCCCTGAGCAGGTGGAGATGATCGCGGGGGCTATACGGCCTCAGTATGCTCTTTTTGTGCGGCTGCTGGCTGCTAGCGGGCTGCGCTTTGGTGAGGCTGCTGCGCTGAGGTGGCGTGATTTGGATATGCGGGGTGAGCGTGTGGTCGTGCATGTGACTCGTGCGGTGAGGCGCACGGCGGATGGTGAGGCTATAGGTGCGCCTAAGACTAAATCGTCTGTGCGTACTGTGTCTTTGCCTTTGGGTGTCAGTGATGCTCTTAGGGAGGCGCGGGGGGCTGCGGGGTTGGATGATCTGATTTTTCAGTCGCCGGGCGGGCGCACCTTGTCTAATGGCTTTTTTCACCGGCGCGTATGGATTCCGTGTATGGATGCTATAGGGTCGCAGCTAGGGGTGAGGCCCCGTGTGCACGACCTCAGGCACACCCACGCCTCACGGCTCATAGATGCTGGTGTGCCCCTGCCAGTGGTGCAGCGGCGGCTAGGGCATGAGTCTATCACTACTACAGTGAATACCTATGGGCACCTCGCCGTGGATGCTGATGCGCGGGCCGCTGCAGCACTGGACTAACCCACCCAAAAATAGGTGTGTCCCATTTCACTGTTTCTCAACTTGTTTTCAAGTGTCGGAATACCCTACACTTGAAGCATGAGGGAAAACCTCAGGAACTACTAACAAAGGAGCCTTAAAATGGCACGCACCTACACCACCCGCGACGAAGCAATTACCCGTGAGATTGTCGAAGCTATCGAAGCAGGCGAAGCACACCGCGATGAATACGACATTGACGCAATCGCAGATCGCGTGCTCGGCGACTATGAAGAAGGATTCGCCCTCAAGGTAGACACTGACGAATTCTGGGAAATCGTAGCCGAAAACGAAATCTAACCCAACAAACACCCGAAAGCCCCGCCCACCACGGGCGGGGCACCCAAAAAAGGAGCACCCCAATGAAAAACCTCAAAATCCAGCGAATCAGCCGCGGCTACCACCACATCATGAACGGCGACAAGCGAGTAGGCACATTGGAACGCAGCGAAGGCGGCCCCACCCCCGGCGGCGGGGAATGGTTTGCGACATACTACCCCTCAAGTGCCGACCTCATGGCTAATCAGTGGGACAGGCACGGACAAGCAGCAGCACACGGGCGCACCATGAACGAATGCCTCACCGACTTTGCCCGCAAATACTAAGACAAGGACAGCACAATGGAAAAACAGCACACCGCCCGCGTAATCGAAAACGGGAAAACCACAGCAGAATGCACCGGCACCTTGCAAGAGCTGGCAGATTGGGCATATAGCGACAGCATCGGAGAATATTCACGATACATTGAGGAAGATGAACTGCTGAACACGCCCGGCGGCGCCCATGAATGGTTCATTGACTACCCAGAAGTGCAAGAGCGCTACCGCAAGCAGCTCAGCGCCCACGAAATACAAACCTGGTGGGCTGTTGAAGAAAGCACCCAAATCACCCTACACTCTAAGCCGATGCCGCTAACAGTTGAGGGGATAGCCGCGTACATTGGCCGCAGCGAAGAAAGTGTAAGCCACCACGGCAACCAATGGTGGGTAGAAGTCACAGAAGCCGCTCAGGAAAGCTAGGTGGCTACTCATGGCAGAGCACTACGGACTACGCGACGCAGAAAAAAAGCTAGGCATCGCCCCGTACACTATCACCCGCATCAATAAGCGCCACCCCCTGCCAGAGCCGACCGTGATTATAGACGGGCGGCCCGGCTGGACAATCGACGTGCTGCGCGAATGGTACGAGCAGCGCCCCACACACGGCGGCGACCGCCACTCCAAAGAATTCAAAGAAAAGCGTGGCTACTAATGCACTACGAAATTAAGATAAGCACCAAAAATAACAGCGGCCTCACCACAGCACTGTCATTCCCTGTCGCATATGGCCCCGATTCAAATATCACAAAGGATTTACTAGGCTTCCTTGAGAATCACTACGAACATATCTCCAACCTTTTAAATTTAAATCATTATTTACCTGATGTATTAGTGCTAAATCATATTCCAAATAATTCGCCTTTCCCTGGTGATGATTCTATCCGCCAGGTAGTACTGAATTTCTTCATGAAAAAACGCTATGATCGAGATAGGGATGAAGCCATTGCTTTCTACCGACATTACTACAAGTTCTAATACCCCCGCTGATGCTGTTACAGCAGCAGTGGCAGCACTACCCCCGCGCAGCAGCCTGCCCGCCCCTAATCCCTCACTGGATACCTGGCTGCACGCGATGGGGTACACCACCAAAGAAGGTGAGCAGTGGTGAGCGAATTTTTCTACCGCGATACCGCAGCACGAGTGAAAGACCTCCTCAGCGACGGGTGGCGCATCATGCTCGAATGGCAAGTGCTAAGCGGGTTGGGCAAATACTCCTGCCTTGGCCGGGTCGTAGCATGTGAGCCTAACACCGGGCGACAAGTCTTCCTATCAGCTCTGGGGGTGCGACGGCCTAGCGGGCGCCCTTTACGTGAGGTTGTATCCTTTTCAGCAGCCACGGAGGCCGCTCTACGTAAAAAAATTGAGGAATACGGAGAGCGCATGATCCAGCCGCTAGGGCTTTCCGACGATGATTTTAGGAGCATTGATGAAAAATATTATGCAGTGCCGCAGTGAGACTGAGCGCCTACACAATGAAGGATTTACCTTCGTCTTCGAGTACATCGTGTACAAATACGCTGACCGCTACTCCGTGCTTCCTTTCCTGCAGGCTGAGGCCGGGCACGATTACATCGTGGAAGGCGACCCTGAAAAATCCCTCTCAGCAGGCGACAGAGTATGCGTACACATGGGAGACGCAATGTCTTTCCCCTGGGGTTCACAAAAAGACCTCATGCGGACGCTAAGCGAATCCACACGCGAATACGCAGCGAGCGCGGGATTTGGGGATTTGCCTTATGTTGTTGAGTTTTTTGATGGTGGTGTTGTGTCGTGATTTTTTCTAAGGCTTTCTGAATAAGAAAATGGAGGCCCCGCCGCCTCAGAAAACCTGAGACGGCGGGGCCTTTTTGTTTTTGGGTTAGCCAATCCACATGTGGATTAGGGATGCCCATAGCCAGAATGCGGGGCCGTAAATATTCATTTGCTTATCCTTCGCTGGTTCCTGCGTGGCGGGGGTTGTATCCTGCGATCAGGTCGGTTTCTGCGGTGGGGTCGTAGTGGTCGCCCATGTCAGGGGCGGGGGTTTCGGGTTCGGCTGGTGGGGTGTCTAGCTTTTCCTCTATTCGGCTGAGGGCGTCGGTTACGTCAGGGTGCAGCTCCATTTCGATTGTGGTGTTGGAGCGCACATTTATGATTGCTACGGCGAGCGCGAATAGTGCGGGGATGATAGGCAGGTAGAGGGCGAGCTGTTCCTGCTTGATGATGCCGTGGGCTACTGCTACGGCTCCGATCAGGCCTGCTACGGTGTAGAGGGCGGCGCGGAGGTTAGCGAGTTTCTGGGACATTATGCGGTCTCCTTGTTTTCGAGCTTTTCGGTGATTGATTTCAGGTAGTCGTTGGTGGCGTCTTGCTTCTTTTCCAGGCGGGCCAGGTGCTCGTCTACGGTTCCTTGGAATTTGACGCCGGGCTTACCGGGGGTGATAGCGTCCTTGATTTCCTGCACCTGACGGCTCATGTTGTCTACGCGCTGGAAGAGCGCACCAGCGGGGGTGTAATGACGCACTCCTTCTACGCCGGGGATTTCAGGGCTGAGAAGGTTAGTGATTTTATTCAGGTTTACGTTGATAGCTTCGAGCTGCTTTTCTGACATTTCGTCTCCAATCTTGCTGATTTGCGACACCATCTGTACTGCGGTGCCGCCTAGATGATTCCGTACCATTTGTACGAATTGCTGCCAGGGGAAGCCCTGGCCGGGGTCGGTGTGGTCTGACTGACGGAATACACGGCTGATAGCTGCGTGTGAGGTGATGCCTTTCTCGCCTGCTGCGAGCTGCTGGTCTGATAGCAGCCGGGCGGGGATGCCGTGGCGGCGGCAAATATCAGCAGTGAGCGCGGCGGCGCGGTTGAGAATCGCCTGCGACGGGGCGTCAGCCCACTCTGCGGGGGTCTGCGCGGCCCGGCCAGCCAGCTCAAGGTGAATCCCGTAGGCATTGCCTTTCTGCATGGCCGCCCATGCGCAGGCCCGCTCGTCCACGCACTGCACAATCGAATCAGGATCAACGCAGTAGTGGGCGCTTGTGCCCGCAGCATGGTTAGCAAACCAACCCGCAATGTTTTCCGCAATCTGATCCGTCTCCGGGGTTTCCATCGTGTGCACGACCACCCAAAGCGGATTTAGCGCGGGAGACCACGTGCAATTCTGTGTGGGGTGAATCGAATTCACCAGCGAAGAATCAGCCTCAGTGAAGCTCATTCCCCCTCCTTATCTATGTACTTTAGGGGTGTGAGCGATTCTCACACCCCCTGTTCCTTCTACACCACTCCACTACCCCCCGGCGGCGAGCGCGGGGGCTGTCGTGTGGTGTTTTCTTTGATGTTGATGGGAGCCGACCATAGGAGGGCGCCTATGTAGGTGTCCAGGTCTGCGGGGATTGGGGGTGCTGGGGGTGGCGCGCCTCGGTTGATGTGGGAGTTTAGTAGGGTTATGTGTGATATTGCCATTGAGAGGGCTAGGCGGGCGCGGTCTTGGATGCGGTAGGCTTCTTCTTGCCTGGTGCGTGCTTCTGTTTCTACGGCTTTCACGGTTGCTTTTAGCGCGGCGATTTCTTCGCCTAGTGCAGCGATTTGCGCTTGCTGAAAGTCGAGTTTGACTTTTTGGCGTTGTGAGCGCATTTCGCCGAATCGTCCTAGCCATGCGAAGAAAGCGGTTGCTGCGCCGCCTATGGCTACTCCTATGGCTGTCCAGGCTTCGGGGGGTAGGATCGGCATCCGGCCTCCCCTCCCCTAGCGGTATTCTGGACTGATGTATGGGTCTACATTGGAGTTGAGTGCCGCGCGGCGTGGGTAGAAGTCCACCAGGGGGCGGCCCCAGTCACGCGGTGCCCATTCGGTGAGGTGCCAGGGAAAATCTGATATGTCGAATGCCTTCCACGGCTCCTCAGGATTCAGAATCTTAGCAATTTCACCATTCTCCGCCCACGGGTCTACTGTCTTACCGGTCGCAAGCATCTCAGGCACACCCGAATGCGTATTGAATGCGTGCACGAAGGCATTAGTGTCAGTGCCGACAATCCCGTATTTCTGCGCTGCGACAATTAGCATTCGGGTCAAGGGATTGTAGGGTAGGCCCGTGAGTGGGTTGTGCATTGGGTCTACGTCCTTGCGCACCCTCCCCCATTGCCCGTGCGTGGGGCTATTGGGTGCCTCTGACGGGGGGGCTTTCGCGTCTGATGCTGCGGCGGGCCATGACGGGGTGCCGTGCAGACGAATCACCCGGCCCTGAGCATCATAATCAGCTGATGTGGCAGCGACCGCGCCGAAAGTGAAAGCCAAGGCATGGTTGATTTTCCCCGCGCGCACCTCGTCAGGGTGAATAAATCCAAGACTGTTGTGCATACACGCTACCGCTGACTGTCCCGATTGGGTCTGCGCGGCGGGATTCGTGCGGGAAATATCCCGGCCAGGGTCATTCACACTGAATCCGCCTACCCCCGCTGTGTAGACCGGCTCACCATTAGGGCCTTTACGGTCAGGTAGAGGGCCTTGCACGTCGAAATATTCACGCCAAATCCCGCTTCCGATGTCGTATAGGGACATGCCCCGGTCGCCATTCTGCGCGGGTAGCGCCCCTGTAGGGAGCGGTATCAGGCCGCTAAGAATCTTCTGCACAGCCACGGGGCCTTTAGGCCCCTGCGGGGTGGGTGTAGCATCCCATCCCACGGTGCTCATGCCGTCGCTGCGGCACTCCATCCAGGCGTATTCCGTGGCAGGGTGGGTACTGTCCACCACATAGGCCGCGATAGGCTGCGTACCAAAAGCAGATCTATTGAGCGCTGTCTTAGCGCCCCAGCCGCCGCCTTTCTGACCCTTCACCCACGCCGTACCCCACGGATCGGGTGAGTTTTTGTGCATCCACGCCGCCATGCCCGCACTATTCGGATGCAGCGGCATTTCTGACACATCACGGGTGAAAATCGTATTTTGGTAAATCGCATTATCGGGGTGGAATGCATCAGCCACCAGGGCCGGGTGATTCACATAGGATGAAGGTACCCACGCCCCAGTTATACGCTTCTTCGCCTGCAGAGCGTATGCGCGCCCGTCCTTTAGCAGCTTACTAGGCAATATTCACTCCTTCGTCACGCCGCTTGTAAATACGGATACCCTTGCATTCCGCAGTATTCAGGCGGAATCCGATCATGCCTGTGACATTCTTACCCGCCTGCCCGTTGAATTTCGACCAATCCTGTACAGCCTTACGTCCCTGCGGGTACTGTGCCGTGCGCGGCGTGGTGACAGTATAAACATCGTCCACAATATCAATCCTCCACGTACCAGCGCGCTCATCCTCAGGGATAGTGAGCACGTCTTTCATGCCGTCTTTCGTGACGCCCACTAGCTGATAGCCTGCGTCAGCCATGTAGAGGCCTGTCAAAGCTCCAATCCAGAATTGCGCCGCCTGCCGACTATCAGCCTTGGAGGGCACGAAATCAAATTCAAAAGACAGATTACGGGTCTGCGGAAACACCATAGTGATAGTGTCTCGGTGCTGCTCTACGTAGGTTCCGTGGTCTGAAATTTTCCATGATGCACGGGTGGAGGCGGTTTCATTACGCCCGCGCGCCCATCCAGCCCCAACCTGGCAAAAGTGAGCTTCACCATAGCCGCCAAAGGCATTATTCATCTTCTCACCCTGACGGGGCTTATAATGCCCGTATTTGCCATTATCGTCCACGGATGACGTGCCCGGCGCCGATGGAGTAAGCTCCTGACCTGCAGGCCGCAGTGACGGATCATCAGACACCCACAGCTCACGGCCCTCAATAGAGCCAATAGTGCTAATCCACTCGTACTTTCCGGTGGCTACGTAGCCGGGTAGAGCGGTGGCGCGCACAGTGTATGTGGTGAAGTCTTCACCAGGCACCTTGACCGGGCCAGGGCCTACCTTATTCCCGTCAAGCCAGTACTGCACGCCTGCCACCTCAGGGATAATCACCGTGCGAGTGGCAGGGTGGAAAGCGGGGCGGGTAGGAATTACAGAGATAGCGTCTTGCGGCTTCCCCTGCACCCAAATAGTAGGCAGCCCGTCCTTGGCAGGCTCAGGCTCCGTGTCGCTATGCACGATATGGTACCCGCGCTCTGCCGCAGAATCCCCAGACAATGACGGGGCGGACTCACCCGGCTTAGCCTCTACAAGCCAGAAAGGCCCCTCGAATTTGCTTACCATTATCTCTCCTCAAAAAATCCGACAATATTCAGAATGTAGCGGCCTGGGGTTGTTATCCCGTCAGTCTGTACCTGACGGCTCCCCCGGTCTACCCACACGCCGCCGCCGCCGGGCGTGACTGACTGCATCTCAATCAGAGATGACGGTACCGGCGCCTCATTTGGGATGTAGAATAGCGGGCCGCGCGGGATTTTCCCCGCAGGAATCGTGAAATCTAGGTGGATTATTCCAAATCCCGTATTCGTCTCGTACTCCATAAAATGCCGCACCAGGGCATTATTACCGTTCCCGTTCACAATCGTAGTGTCCCTTGCCGCCCACGTCAGACCGTACCGCTTACGCGGCTTCATCGCAGCCCCGCCGGGCCTATTTTCCAGGGCCTCTATGCGCGATATCAGCGACGATAGGTCAGCAGTGGGTAGCGTCACCGTACCCCCATCAGGCGACAGCGTCAGAGCATTACCTGACAGAGATAGCTTCTGCGGCACGCCCACACCAGGCGCACCCGCAGGGCCAGCAGGGCCAGCAGGGCCACGCTCACCAGGCGCACCCGCAGGGCCAGCAGGGCCACGCTCACCAGGCGCACCAGCAGGGCCAGCAGGGCCAGCAGGGCCTTCTGCTGCGGTGGATGCCCACTGCGGGGCCGGGGGCGCTTCACCCGTCGGCATCTGCTTCACCAAATCAACGTCCTTGCCAGGTGCCACGTAGACGTACCCGCCGGGGTACGGCACACAGTGCCCGTTTTCGTCGAAAAGCTCAGCATCCACCATGTAGCCCCACGTCTCAGGCTGCCAACCCTCCTGAGGGGCCAACAGCCGCACACCCTCAACCCCGCCACGGGGAGAGTCACGCAGCACACCGTTCACCAGGTACCCTATCCGCTGCGACGGCGCATAGAGCGCGTCACCTCCGATAGCCTGTGATGTTGGAGTGAAAATTACCCTGCCGCTGAGTGGCACAGGTTTACCATCGCGGGCCTGATGCGTATTGAATTTAGCGCGCACCTCGCCGTAGCGCGGCTCCTTATCCTCACTACCCATTGCCTCTCCTATCTTCTTATCCCCGTGCAGCAAGAGCAGATTCCAGGGCTGCTATGCGCTTCTCTAGTGGCAGCACTCCACGTATCCAGGCCTTCACGCGATTTTCTACGAATTCACGCGGCGGCATGTCGTATGGATTCTCTTCCGGCGCCTCTTCGTTTCCGGCGCCGATTGAGAATTTACGATCAGTCACGTAGAGGTGCCCCACGCTGATACTGTCAGCTTTATCGAATACGGCCTCAATATTCTGCGGTGTCACCCCATGCACAATATGCCAGAACCGCCATGATGGCACCCCGTCATAGTGCGCAGGATGTATCTCCGTCTTCGACCTATCTAGGTATTTCTGTGCATCTGACTCGTAGGTGACTGCGATGTCGCAGGCCTCCATCATTTCCAGGCGTGTATTCGAGCCTGGATTAATCGTCACCAGAGTATCCGGCCCCAGCTCACGCTTGATGCGCTCATACAGCCGCTTGTACCACGGCATGATCTTTTTCTGCTGCTCGTCCCATGCATTGATACACACGTCCAGGAATGCCCCCCCGAAAATATCGGGGTAGTCTTCCTTGCAGGCGTGTAGATTCTGCATGATGTAATCCTCAGTGAATTTAGTGACGCCCTCCATGCCGATTCCCAGCGTGGAGCGCACACGCTCCCTGTACGCATCATCCGCTTCTGGGGCCATAGCCCCATACTGCGTTTTCACATAGAAAAGCGTCTTTTTCGCACCCGCAGCGAGCGCTAAGCTGCCCTGCTTTTGAAAATCAGGGTCAGGGCGCTTGCTGAGCCAGTCACCAGAGGCCCGGTTGAGGATTACTAGGCCTAGCGTGTTGCCGAATTCCAGGAATTTATTCCATTTGCTGGATTCGCCGTTGTAGTAGTCAGGCCATGTGTAGGTGATGGGTGAGTAGTAGTGCTCGCCGGGTTTGAATCCCCAGTGCTGGCCGATGGTGATAGCTGCCTGCACCGTGGATTCTATCTTTTTCTCTATCTGTGTGAGTTTTTCCTGCACGAGCGGGGCGACGATGGACTCTAGCACCCCTGCCTCTACCGCTGTTTTCTTGTCACGTAGGAAGGTGGATATGAATTCCCCGTTTACTTCGACACGGACGTTTTCGCGGCGTTCTTCCCCCACGAAGAGGGCTTGCCCGGTGGCGTGCCCTTGAGCTTGGCACATTTCGACCCGTAGATTACTAATCCAGGTCTCCACGTGGAAGCCGTAGGCGGCTCCCTTGGCGGTGCCGCGCGCTGATTCAGCTCTGCAGGCTAGCACGAGTGAGTCTTTCGCGTCGTTGCAGACGTAAAAGTCTGCTGCTTCCTGCGGGCGGGCGGCCCCTGTCTTCGCGGTGTCAGCGTAGGATGATGATTCGCCGATGCAGCCGATCAGCTGGTTTTTTCCCCACTGCAGCATCCACCCATGACCGCCGTTTTCTTGTGCCGTGCAGCCAATAAAAATGTTTTTAGTGGATTTCACAAACCAACCCGCACCAGAATGCATCCACTCGCGGTTTCGGGTCGCGCCCGCAGTCTTCTCAGCACCCATCTGCACATATTCCCCAGCGAGCGCGCCTGCTTGGTTGAGTGTTGGGGTGGGTAGGCCGTAGAGGTCTTGCCAGGGGCGGGTGCGGCGGTTGTACCAGCTGGTGGATTCTACGAATTTGCACTGTGATGTGTAGATTTCTATGCCTGCGTGCGGGCCGCCGTTGATGTTGGCGCCTGATACGTCGGCCATTATGAATTTATTATCTGCGGCGCCTGGCCCGCCGGGTACTTTTGCGATTCGCTCAGGGTGGTTGTCCGGTTTTCCGACGATTAGGCCTTGGCGGAGGGTACGGCGGATGCGGAGGTTGTGCACTTTCATGGCCTGATCGTCGTTGCCGATGATTGCGGCGCCTATGTCCATATCCCATATTTCTACGTCGGAGAGTGTGGGCACGGCGTCTGGGTCTGCGGGCGCACCCCCTAAATCGGTGTTGTACACGATTCCGGCGACATTGGGGGCGGGGTCTTGGTGCTGATTGTCGGCGGTGCGGGCCATTATCATAAGGTCTCGCACGCCGAAACGTAAGCATGTGGGGTCTTGTAGCCGCTCTTCGTAGGTTCCCGTGTGGAAAACGCCGGTGAGTTCCGGCGCTGGCTTTGTGGCGTCCACGAATAGACGTGTTCCTGCGCCGTCGCCTTGGATTTGGACGAAGCCTTTCAACTGCAGGAACGGATATGACAGCTTGTATGTTCCTGCTGGGATGCGTACCCGCCCGCCTGTGCCTGGGGTGGCGGTGGAGGCTGCTTTGTCGATTGCTGCCTGGATTGCTGCGGTGGAGTCGATCATGCCGTATGGGTCTGCACCGAAATCAGGGCTTGTTACGTCAAGTGCCGCGCCGTGCTGGACAGCGAGCGCGGCGGTGAGGCCGTTTCCTGTGAGGCGGTTTTGTGTGAGTGTGGGTACTGTGAGCGGCATTTCTTCCCCCTTTTTGTCTTATGGCTGTGTGATTGTGGCGGTTCCGTCGCCGTTGTCTGTGATGGTGATTGCTGGGGCTGCGGGCTGGCCTGTGGGTGGGGTTTTTTCGAGTGTGGTTAGCCGCTGGGATACGGTGGCTATTTTTTGGTCTAGGGGGTTGGTGCGGGCTTCGATTTCTTCTATTACGCCCTGTTTGGGGCTTCCGTAGAGCTTTCCTGCGGTGTCCACGGCGGCTACTTTTGCTAGGTCAGCCATTTGTGTTTTCTCCTATGGTTATGGTGGCGGTTCCGTCGCCGGTTTCTTTGATTTTTAGGAGCTGCAGGGCTTCTTCGCGGGTTAGCCCGGTTTTGTCTGTGGTGGGCGGGGCGGGGGGTGCTGCACCGTATTTCCAGGTATTGCGTGAAAATGTTTCGGTGGTTTGAGGGTCGCCGTTTTGGGCGTTTAGGGTGGGGGTTTCGTCTAGGATGATGTTTTGGCCGGGGGTGGCGGTGAAAGTCTTGATGGGGTGCACGGCTGGGGTTATGGGGGTGTTGGGTACAGCGGCGTATGTGGCGGGGGCTGCGGTTGGGGTGGGGATGCGCACTCCGTCTGTTTCGCCTTTGGTGTCGCTGTAGAGGCGGCCTGCTATGAGGTGCCCGGTGATTTCAGGGGCATTGGGGGTTTCAGCTGTGAGGGCGGGGATGAATGTTATTGTGCCGTCGCCTTTTACCCCTGTGGGTGCGACGGCGACGTATGCCCACCGCTGCTCTTCATTCTCCGGCGCCATTGTCGATTACCTCTGCGTCTACTTTCATGGGGGCGGGGGGCTGCGGGGTCGCGGGGGTGTTCATGATTTCGTGGTTGAGTAGCGCGTCTCGGAGGTCTGCGTTTTCAGCAGCGAGTACTTCACATTTGATTTCTAGCTGTTCGCGGGTTAGCTTCTGGTTTTTCACGTGGTTTACCTTTCTGCGGCTTAGTTGCGGTTGAGGGGGTGGAATAGCAGCTCTACCCATATGTCGCTTGCGGGTGAGGTGTCCAGGTTATGCAGGAAAAGGCTGCACGATGAAGATGTGCGGTTACGGATATTTGCGGTTACCGCAAAATTTGTTATCGGCTGCGCGGTGATGAATGGGATTTGCCCTTGGTCTGTGAAATTGATTTTGATTTCTGTCCAGCCGCGCACGGGGAGGTTCTGAGGGCCTACGCTTGTGTAGAAATATGAGTTTGTGCGAGAGAATCGCCCCTCTAGGCGCATATTCGTCAGCACACGCAGCGAATCGGATATATTCACGCCACCGTTGATGTCTACGTAAAGGCCTTTCATCTCGTATTCAGGTGCTCCAGTGGCGCGCATACCGATGTGCAACGCACCCTGAGGATCCATGCGAATAACCCCGTTGGGGGCTTTTTGGTCTGCATCCAAGGGCCGCATCTCAATCACCGACGCCATAGACCCCGTGACACCCCGCGCCGGGGTACTATAAGCGGTCAGGCCCGCTTTATTACGGGCCGCAGTAGAGAAAGTGCCGACGAAATGATTCTCTGTGCCTGAGGCGTCAATCTTCACGGTCTGCTCCCCGGCTGCGTTGAAAGCCGCGATACCTTCACTGCTTATTTTCACGCCGCGGCGGGCCGCACGGTCAGTCTGCAGAGCACCAGAGGTTATCATCTTCGCTGCAATATCGTCCACACGCACACGCTGCGCTATCAGCTCAGGCGTCACAATACCCTCAATCACGGTAGCCCGCTGTAAAATCGCGTCTTCTGTCACCACGAGCCTCTTCACCTCAGCAGACATAGCCCGCACCACCTGCGCCGCAAGCTGCTCCGTCACATTCAGCTGACGCGCATCAATCGTGCCAGGCACAATAAGCGACCGCCCGTCAAATACCGGGCCTGCTACGGCTTTATTCTTGATGCCTGCTACCGCAGCGTCAGTGATTTTTTCGGGTGTGGTGGCTGCTTCTACAGCCTTGATGCGCTCCTCTGACTGGGTGAGAGCTTCTTCTGCCTTACTGAGGGTGCCGCGCGCTGATTCTACGACTTTCGCGGCTTCGCTGATGCGTGTGTCGAAATCGCCGATAGTGTCCCCATCCCAGCGGTGAACACGACCGGAATTATCGGTGTACATGGTTGCTTCATTCGGGCCGGCGACTTTCACCCCGTGCGGTGTGGAGGCCGGGGTGCGTAGCCGCTGCACCAGCTCACGGAGAGTGTCAGCCGGGCGGGTGGGCCGCTGATCCTCATAAGCTACCACTGTGCCTCCTGAAAATCTATCGTCACCTCAGGGTCAAGTGAGCCGCTCATTTTGATAATCCGCATTGGGCGTGTCCCATTCGGGATACTCACCCAACCCTGCGTTGTCACCGTCGCCACATCACCCACGAAAAAAGACCCCAGCGGTGTTTTCCTGCTAGACGCCGGAAATTTCAGCGTCACCTGATCCACCATCGCCTGACGTGCAGCGAGCGCACCTTCTGCTTTCTGCTGCAGCACTGCCTTGTCGGATTGGTCTGCGTCGGATAGCACGGTCTCTAGGTATGGGGCGCCTTGTGCTACGCCGGTGAGATTTTCAGCGTATGCGATTGCGGTTCCTTCGCCTTCGCCTGAGCCTGTGCACCAGACGCGGTGCACTATGTTTTTCCCGCTTGATTTGACGGTGATGTCTTCTAGCTCTCCACTGGGGGCGGTGGTGTCGAAATCGGGTGTCCAGGTTTGGGCTATGAAGGGGTATTCTTCGGTGCCGTGGACAAAGACCCATTTCACGAGTGTGCGCTGCTCATTGGCCCATGCGGGGCGGATCATAATGTCAGGCCCGTTGATTACGTTGCTTAGCTCTGTCCAGCGCTTAGCGATAAAGTTATTGGCTACGTTCCAGTGCTCATAGGTGCGCTGACGCTCGCCGGTGTCGCCTAGAGTGCCGTGGACTAGTGGGAATTGCCCGCCGGGGCGTTCCATGCCGTGCACGGCGAGCGCCCACGCGATTTCTCCTAGTGTGGTGTGGTGGTATTGGATGTTTTGCCAGATTGTGCGGTGCTCGAAATACCAGCGCACCCCGGCTGCTTTGATTTCTAGGGTGTTGAGGGTTTCCGTGCCCCAGTCGGTTACTGGCCCGGCGATGATGGGGTGCTCGATTCCGTCAGGGCCGGTGTGGGTGAGGAGTACCCCGCCTGTGGGTGGCTGCCACATGCTGGATGGGATTTTGTACAGGGAGGGCTTGTGCACAGTGGCGCTCAGCTCTTCTGTCTTGTTTAGTTCTATGTCCCAGCTGAGGGATTGCGTTTTGATTTGGGCGCCGACTTGGCCTGTGCGCCAATCGATCCAGTATGCGCGGTACCCCATTCACCCACCCCCTTTTTTCTTCTTTTCATTCTTTGGCTACGCCAACATCGATTACTGCGATTTGGTCGCCTGCAAATCCCCATTCACCGCCGCCGAAAACTTGCCAGCGATGGGTGGACATTTTGCGCTGCACCGTGTAGTGGATGCGGTGCATACCAGCCTTGACTGTTAGCACGCGCTGCGTATCCTCAGTGTTGGCGATGTTATCAATGGTTCGTTCGCGCCTGAATTTAAATTCACCGTCAATGTAAACTTTGTAGACGATGGAGCCGCGCTCAGCGTTTGGCCCGGCGCCTATTGTGGCGACCGTGGAGGATAGCAAAATGTTGATGTTGCGGTCTGTGGGTACGTAGAATTCCCCGGCACCACGGGTGAAGACGCCTTCACCGCGCGGGGTGTCTTCAAGATAGAAATTGTGGTGCAGCAGCCCGTATGACCCGCCGACAGGGCGGGAATAGACAGGGTTTCCCGTCTCAGGTGCCGCACTCGTGGATCGGGTAGAGGCGGTGATAGTGCGGTGGGACAGCATGACCGCATTAGCTGGCAGGCTCGTGCCCACAGCCACCACAGCGGCGTTATTCCCCTCCACAGGCACCGTGTTCTGCTTCACGAAAATGTATTCTTCGCGGGAGCCTGTCGCCGGGGGAGGCTGAGTGTTGAGCGTCTGCGCCTGCACAGGCACACGCACCGCACGGCCAGGCGACAAATGCACCACCACAGCACCCGGCGCGACCTTCCAGGCCATAGTAGACGTACCAGTCACCTCACACCCTGAGATGATGCCCGCCTCAGGGTACTCAGCGGCAGTAATCGCCTGAATATCATCCGGTGTCGTGCCGCTCCCCTGAGCATCATTCGGGATACCGAATCCTACAGCCACGGGCTGCCTCCTCTATATGTATGTGTCTCTAAATTCGATGTCCACCCACCCGGTGGACACTGCGGGCGCCTCAACCTCCACAGTAAAGCCAGCGCGCGGAGGCACGGAATGCCAGTCACGCCACGTCAGCTGATGTGTGAAATCCATCCCCGCAATCAGCACTTGACCGCGTGCGCAGTCAATCGTCACGGGCGACGATTGCGTTACCGCGTAGGGGTATTCAATGATTCGCCCGGCTGAGGTGAGCCGGAATCCTGAGGGCCATTCCCCGCGCACCACATATTTAGGGTGCGCGGTGGCGTTGCCTTGATGCGTGATAGCGGCTCCCTGCGGGGGTTTCGCCCCGTAGGACAGTACCCCTGTAGGTTCTGGGAAAAAAAGCGGGTATTTGAGGCCCGTGCCCGCACCAGACGGGAATATTTGGGTTGTGACAGGCTTCCCATAGAGCCAAGGCTCGGGTGCCACGAGCGGCACCTCTAGTGTGAAATCCTGCGTGGTCTCGTAGGCGTGCTTGATTTCGCCGTCTAGGCGCACCTGGCAGGACAGCTCAAGCTCACCCACTGTGACAGTGAGTGTGCCCGGCTTCCCGTCGTATAGGAGGCCGCTCACGAATCGGTCTGCCACAGCGCGGGTACGGTCGGAATCAAAATAGAAATACCCCTTGAGGGTGAGGGTGCGGCCCGTGCGGATCGCAGGGTTGAGCATCATCCCATGCCCAATCTTGCGCTGCACATCGTGGGCTTCTACCCCCACCCCACCAAACCATCCATCCAGGTCGGTAAGCCAGAATTCGGCCTCTTCTGAGTCTTCCTGCGCCGTGAGGATCATTTCGCCGTGTGCCCCGGTGAGGTGGGCGAATCGTGGCAGCATCTCAGACTCAGACATTTACGCCTCCCTGTGCTAGCTGGTAAGCGAGCGCTTCTCCTACGCGCCGCCCGAAACGGTCAGGTGACATTTCTTCCTGGCCGGTGACGTTCACTGTGAGGCCGCCGCCGGGGGTGTACCCCTGCGGGCCGTGCTTCCCCTCTGGTGAGTACACGCCGCCTGTGCCCGCGTATGCTGGCGGGTAGGGTGTTTTCGGTGAGGGCGGCGGTGCCATGAGCTTAGCCATGTTTTCCCGTACTGGGTCGCGCATTTTGCGCATACCCTGTATGTACCCCTGGCCGGTGTACACACCGAATTGACGGAAGACGCGGGACGGTGAGTGAATGCCAAGGATGTTCTTAGCTTTACCCACTGCATCATTAATTGGCCCGGTGACGGCGTTCACAATGTTTTGCGCCATTTGCTGCACGCCGTTGATGAAGCCTTGCATGAGGTTCCGTCCGTGGCCTACCATCTCGCCGACCCATCCGCTGACTGCTGAGAAGATGCGGCTACCCATGCCTGTTACGGTGCTCACGGCTTCGTTTACTTTGCCGCTGATGACGCTCACCATTTCGTTCCATTTGGACGATACCCACGACCCAATCGCCGATAGCACACTGCTGATGATTGCCTGTATCTCGTGCCATTTGGCGTTCACATAGGCTGCGGCGGTCTCAAGCGCAATGCGGATCGTTTGTGTCACGTTGTCCCAGGTCTGGCCGACCCACTGGATAATTGGGGTTAGGAATGCTTGCACACCGGCTACGATGTTATTCCAGACTTGATTAATGAAATCCACTATCGGCCCCAGAATGGCCTGTGTCATTGCCACTACGTTGTTCCATACGTCCGTGACGATATTCACGAAGCCGTTCCAGGCGGTAGTCCAGAAATTCACAATCGGCGTGACAATTGCGACGATTCCCTCATAAATCAGGATGCCTACCGCGACAATGGCGATCAGTATTCCTTGGCCTACGGCGGTGACGATTTCCACGAGCTTATTCCAGCCCGTTTGAAATGCTTCCACTATGGGGGTCATGAAATTCACGACAGCCTCAGTGATTTGTGTCCAGATGGTCGTGAGGAATTCCACTATGCCTGTCCACACGTCAGTGATGACCTGTGAAACGGTAGTGAATACCGTTGTTACGGTGTCCACTATCCCTGTCCATGCGGTAGTCAGGAAATTCACTATGTTAGTGATTACCTCAGTGAGGAAATTAGCTACGCCGTTCCACACGTCCATCATAAATTGAGTGATAGCCGTCCAGATTTCTATCGTGGCCTGGGATATGGTCTCCCAGTTCGTCACCAGGAAGACCACTAGGCCCGTGATTAGTGCTATCACTGCTATCACGACAGCCGCGATTGCGGCGCCGATAGCCACGAATGGCACACCGAATGCCGCCACTAGCGCAGCTACAGCAGTCACCACAGGGGCTATAGCCGTGACGATTGATATGAGTATCGAAATTAGGGTTCCCACGACAGCGACCACGGCAATAATCGTGGCTGTTAGCTCAGGATTCTGACGTACCCAATCCGCTATAGCCTGGATAATTGGTGTAATTACAGGTGCTATTGCCTGGATCGCAGTCACAAGCGCGCCGCCCACCACAGGGATAAGCGGCTGAATCGCCTGCAGCAGTGACGTGAATACTGGTGCTGCTGCTTTCAGGGTCTCACCAATCACAGGCCCCAGAGTCGCAGCCATTTGCCCAAAGGTACGGGCCAGCTCACCCACCACAGGTGCCACCGACGGGATAGCCCCAGCGAGCGCTTTTACCCCATCCACGACGCCTTGCACTAGGTCTTTGAGGCCTGATGCTACGGCGGGGTCGGAGAGGGCTTCTCCGATGCCTTTTGCAAGCTCGGATACGGCGCCTGCGATTTTCACCATAGCGTTGTTGATTGTGGGTAGCAGTGAGATGAATGCGCGTCCTAGTGCTCCCAGGCCAGGGCCTAGCGCTTCGACGGCTGCGTGTGATGCTTTGAAGAAGCCCACGAGCGCGTCACGGCCTGCACCGTCTGATATGGCGGCGTTCACATTCCGCAGGGCGTCAGTGAGGGCGCCCAGGGAGGTTCCGCCCGCCTCATTCGCGGCGGATGCTACGGCGCCTAGAATGCCGACCACCTGCGTTAGTACCCCGCCTAACTCCTTGGCAACATTTATGGCGGACGATATGGCGTCTGCTGCTGCGGCTGATTCAGACCATTCACGGAATTTTTCGGCAAATCCGTTGAATGCGTCTGCTATGGCTGGGAGGTATTGGGCGCCGACAGCACCAATGTTGATGATGCCCTGTGTGAAGTTCCCCACTCCTTCGCCGCTGATGTTTACGGCGTCAGCGACGGACTGGAATAGTGAGCTGATCTGCGGTGTGGATTGCGTTACCGCTGTGGATATTGCGCGCGCCCAGTCCGTGAATTGGAATGAAATCTCTGTTAGCCCTGTCTTGAGGGTTGGCAGCAGGGTTGTCACCATTTCTCGGATTGGTGCGGCGGCGTCAGTCCAGAATGCGCCTGATACGCTTTTCTGGATGTCAGCGAATGCAGGCCCCAGGTCACCTAAATACTGTTTTGTGTCTTTGAGTGCTAGGGAGAGGGCGGTGATACCTGCACCGGCGCCTAGCATCAGGCCGGGTAGGGCTATCGCGGCGGGTGCCATTGCGACGAGCGCCGACCCTGCACTGAAAATATTGGATGTGAGGGCGCCCATGAGCGGGGTTATGGTGCCTATAGCTAGAACGGCCTTTGACACGCTCGGTGTGAGCCTGTCCATGTTCGTTACTACGTTTTTTACGCCGCTCCCCAGGTCTGACAGCACCCGCCCACCGGATAGGGTGGCGAGCGTCGCCTGAGCTGCAGCGAAGGCTCCCGCGTTCACTGTGGGCACTATGTCTACTGTGCGCATGTGCGTCAGCAGCTTTAGCCGCAGGCTTGCCAGGCCCGTATCAGCGTCGGCATTCACCGTCATGTCTTTTTTGTCGGTGAGCTTGTCCAGCTTATGCTGCGCGCGGGCCGTATCAGCATCAGCGTTGATGGTCGCCGCAGTGCTCTCGATCCTGCGCACCATGTTAGCGATGGACGCACGGAAAGCTGCTGATTGCTCCACGCCGACAGGGATTTTCGCGCCCCGCACCTGGCTTTTCAGCTGAGCCAGCATCCGGTCTAGGTCACTGCGGATACGCTCACCGTCCATAGTGGCGGGGATATTCAGGTTAGCGGCGTGCGCGGCCTGCTGAGCCTTAGCCAGCTGCGCCTTGAAATACCCCGTGTCCAGGTCGGCGTTGATGTCCACATGCGACTTGATGGAATTAAATTCCTTCTCAGCACGAGACTTAGCAGCAGCGAGCGCTGAGGTGTCCATGTCTACGCGCACTTTTGCGCTGAGGCTTTGGAGGCTGCTGCGGAGCCGGTTGAGTGCTTCACGGTCGAGTACGGGCTTTATTTGCACTTTGCCTTGTACGCTGCGTTCGACGCGCTCTAGGACGGTTTTCAGCTCTTTTTGGAGGCCCCGCGTGTCTGGGTAGACCCTTACACCGATTTTCCCTAGTGACATGCTGCGGCCCCTTTCTTATTGCTGGCTTGTGGCGGCTTCCATGAATCCGGCCAGGTCTAGGTCTTTCACGGTGGATGACCTGAATTCCTTTGTGCTCTTCTGCGTTGGGAGCTTGACTTGCTCACTGCGAGTGAGGCGCTTGCCCTTGAGTTGGGTGTTTATGCCGTTGAGAATCCCGGCCAGCAAGTACGTGTCACTGCTCCATCTGATATTTTCGTCTGACCCTAGCAGCTCCGCGCGCCATGTCGATTCCGGGTCTGTCTTTAGTCGCTCCACGAGTGAGTAGGTGCGGGCCAGCTCCCGTGAGGTGCTGAGCTCTTCCACTTTGATTCCCATCAGGAATAGCTCAGCATCCAGTGAGGGGTATTCATCGCACAGGCGGCGGAGCGCTACTATTCCCCCAGTAGCTGCTGCATCCCCAGGATCAGGTCGAATGCGCGGCCCATGCCGCCCTTACCTGAGGTGAATTCCTCGAATTCTTCTTTGTCGATTGCAAGGTTTTCAGTAGCCCATTCGATCAGGTCAGCTAACTTATCGAAATCGAGTTTTGACAGGTCAATTTCCTGCTCTGTGGCGTTTTTTACGTCGAAATCTGCGCCTAGAATCGCGGTCATGCGGCCTGTGAATCGGGCCTGCTCGGCGGCGGTGAAAGTCTTGATGGGGCGCATTAGCTCGGCGCCGGGGATGTCCTCAAATTTGATGGGCGCCTGGGTCTCTGCTGCTGCGGGTTTGGTCTTTATCGCGGTCATTTTCTTTCCGTCTCTCTAAAATCTATGGGGGTATGGGGTGCCCCGCCACAGTGTGGTTCCGTGGCGGGGCTTCTGGGGGTCTTTATGCGGGGTTGTAGTCGCGCGGCTCGAAAATCTCGTACAGTGTCAGCTCTTCGTCGGCCAGCACTGCCACAGAGATAGGAATCTCGGTGAAATTCTCTAGGTCGAACTTGGGATGACTGCCTGTCATGGTGGTGTTCGGGTAACCGATTGCGGCGATGGACGCACCATCTTCCATGACAATCATCACCATGCCCTTACGCTCCACAACTTTGTCCTTGACTTGATAGGACAGAGATTCCTCTTTGTAGGCGCCGGATGCGAAAGCGACCTCAAAGGTCTCTTTACCGATGTGGACACTGTTAATAGTGCCTGTAATCTTCGTGTCAGAACGGACGGCGCGGGCCTTCTTCTTGCCCCAAGTCCTTTTATATTCAATTTCTCCACCCTCGGCTTCGAACTCCACAATGTTCTCGCCGGATGTGTCGCCAAGAAAAGTCCAGCCCTGCCACGTCTTAGCGTCGGCCATTTTGAATTTCGTGAAATTCGGGTACGGGGTCTTATGGGGCGCATAAAATACATACCCCAGACCCGCGATGTGCAGCTTTGTGCCATTCAAATCTAGTGCCACAAGCAGCCTCCAATCTATGGGTTATTGCGGCGCGCAACCATCGACGCCACCGCCGTGTACTGAAAAATCGTTGCCCCCGCCACCTGTGCAGAGGTAATACTCATTGGCTCCTGAGTCAGACGCACCCGCGTCAGCCACCCCTCACGCCCTGACCCCGGCACCTGATCCACAGAATCAAGAAGCGCACCCACCGCCGCATCACACACATCACGCGCACGCACACGAGAGACGGCGAGCGCAGTTAGCGTAACGTCAGCGACGGTGCCGTGCCCGGCGCGGGGCGCGTTCCGTACTGGGGCGGGTGAGCTTATCTCGTAGATGACTACGGGCAGCTTTTCGGGATTGAGAGTGTCTGTGAGGGCGGCGGGGTTTACGCGGGTGGGTGTGAGCTTTTCGGATAGCGCGGCGTGGACGATTGCCTGCACGTCTATAGTGGTGGACAAGTACGCTCACCCGCCTATCTGTATTTAGCCGCTGTCTTACCGAATGTATGGTGCCCTGGCACAAATTTCCCTGACGGGGTGATGTGCCCTAGCTCGATTGCGGCGGCGTCTGGATCGTCTGATGTGATTAGCTGGTCGTGCACGCCCTGCTGTGTTGTCACCCGGTGCCTTTTTATGGAGCGCTTGAAATCCCCGGTTTTCTGTGGGGCGAGCGCCCGCGCTGTGGCTGCGACTTCCTGAGCTGCAGCCGTAAATTCAGGGTCTTTGGATGCGATACGGGCCAGCATTAGTTCGGCGTTGCGGTTTATTTCTGCCATTATTTCGCCTCGCTGTCGTATGCTGCGGCGTAGATTTTGATGTGCCCGGTTGTGCCTGACATTCGGGATCGTAGTGCTTCGCCACGCTGCTCGTATGCTTTGCCGTCGATGATGATTTGGGAGTAGGGGCCGCCGGGCCAGGGTGCGCCACCGTGCTCATTAGGCCAGTATTTGACCCTGTACACGGTGGCTGCCCCGGCCCCGGCCAGCAGCTCCGTTTCTTCTGCGGATGCGGGCTGCACGTTACATTGCACCTGCACCGCTTCTGGGGACAGCTCGCTCACGGTCTCACCGTATTTGTCAGTTGTCTTTACCCGTGTCCTGACTTGCACCGTGTGGAGGCCCCTGCGGATAGCTGACATTATTCCCCCTGCGGGTAGTATGTGCAGGCCATATCGTGACCTTTACCGAATTTCCGCTGAAAATCCAGGTCAGGGCGCTTGCCTGCACGGTGTGCCAGGTAGCCGTCCATAGCTGGGGCGACGGACTCGAAGCCGCCGACCCCCAGCTTTTCCCATTCCGCAGGCAGGATGTCCAGCAACCCTGAGGCAACCATGAAATTCAGTCTGTAGCTGTACCCGTCTTCTGATTCGGACGAGTAGATGCCTGAATTATCGGCGCGCAGCACGCGGGCGACGGATTCAGCCTCTATAGCAGCGACGGTATCAAGAAATACGCGGTCTGCTAGGCGGGCATCCAGGTCTCGGATACGCACCCGTATCATGGTCTCGACACGATGCAGCAGAGCATCCAAGTACTTACCTTCGTCGCCCCGCAGGGCGCGGCGGAGGCTGATTTTCACGTCTTCCACTGATGCGACTGCCACGGCACTTACTCCTCTTCGCTATCTTTCTTCGCTGCTGCGGTCTTTTTAGCGCGGGTTTTAGCAGGGGCGGGCTTGGCGTCAGTGTGCGGCTCCCACGGGCCGGTCGGCTCTTCCTCACTGGTGATTACCGTCCCGAATACGATATGCCTATACTTCGCCTCAGCCATGCTCTTATACCTTATCGTCGTAGGCTACGAAGGCCTTAGCGTCAGTGAATCCCCACCCGAATTGAGCCTCTACAACAAAGGCTTCCATATTCTGCTGGAAGAGGTGCACGGTGGTGCCGCCGTCCTGGATGGTCGCCTGATCCGACCGGCGAATAGTGATATTCTGCACGAATCCGTAGCGGAGAGTGCTCCAATCGCCCGCGAAAGCGCGTACCTTAGTATCCTCAGCGGCGCCGACCTTGCCAGAGACTACGCGGCTAAATCCGACAGGCGCGCCAAGTAGCGAGCCGATGTTCTTTGTGATGTCGAATCCGTCAGCGTAGATAGCGCGGCCAAGGGTATCAGTCTGGCCTAGCACCCGCGACTTCATGGACTTGTCAGCAGCGAATCCGGACACATCAAAGTCGAAGCCGTCAGCGAGATTCACCAGGTCAGTACCGGCCAGCAGGTCAGCGGAAATACCGCCGTTTTCCTTTGTCGCCGTCCCCAGCTCCACGCGGTTAGTGGTCTGGTTTACGTATTCCTGGCCTGAGATAGTGTTACCGGTCATAGCGTCCTTGCCGTGCAGAACTGCAAGGTCGAATGCGCGGGTAATCGCGGCGGCGGCCTGTTCCTCCATCAGTTTCAGGTAGCCGACGGAATCAGCCTGGCGGGCCTCCATGTCCCAGTACATCAGGGCTGCTACCTTGATGGGAGTAATTACTTTACTCCGCACTTCCATGTTTGTTACGGGCTTGAGCTGGCCCGCGCCGACCACACCAGCCTGCGGCTGCGTAGTCTGGAAAGCGATAGCCTTGCCAGTGATAGGCATAGGTGTCTTCTGTGCGAGCTGCTGCACGACAGACTTCTCACTCACACGGCCAATGATGTTATCCACCATCGGCTTAGGCAGCACGCCGCTTGTTTCAAGCGACTTAAGGGTTGTTGCGCTCATAAGTGCGCTCCTTTCATCAAATTATTACTGTTTAGTCCCAAAAATCTGTTCCGCATATGCCTGATATGGGTCTTTGGACACTTTCGCCCGCTGCGACGGATCGACAGGAAGCCGCGGCTGCTTCTTCTCACCGCTCTGCGCGGCGGGAATCTTAGAGGCCAGGAAATCCACAGCCGCAGCAATCTCTTCCGCATCACCCCCAGGGATAAAGGGAATGAAATCTAGCGGAAGCCCGGCGGCAGCGAGCGCCTTGGCTTTCGCTAGCTCTGCTTTTGCGTTTGCTAGCTCGGTTGCCAGGTCTGCAGATGTCTTTTTCTCAGCTTTAGCCGCATCTGCGGGCTTATCCTCTGCCTTTGGCTCAGCAGGGGAGGTATCAGCCTCAGCCTTAGCGGAGTCAGCGGTCTTTTCCTCAGTCTTATCCGCATCTGCGGGCTTATCCTCTGCCTTTGGCTCAGTCTTGGCTGCTTTGAGGGCTTTGTTTTCGTCTCGGAGGGCTGCAATGAGCTTTTTAGCGCGCTCAGCGTCGAATTCCTCTCCGTTTTTCTCCCAGGGGGCCTGCTCGGCGGTGTTTTCCTCGGTCTCTTCTGGCTTTTCTGCTTCCTGGCCGGTCTTATTCATGCTTTTTCCTTCCTCTGTGCTGCTGCGCGCTCTTTATCGGCGTCAGCTAGGGCTTTTTCCACGGCTTTTTTATGTCTACGTGCTAGTGGGGTGCTCGTGTCGTATTGCTTCGCTTCGGCTCGCTTGTCTGTGATGTCCAGGCGACCGCCTTTAGCGCGCATTTCCTCTAGGTACTCTTCTAGGATTCCTGCCTCTGACTTGCCCCGGTACTTCTCAGGGTGCTTTTTGGCGTCCTTATCGGTCTCCCGCCGCACCTTGTCATAGAATTCACGGAGCTTTGCGGCTTCTTTTTGGCCTACCCAATTGTCAGGCTCCCACACGGGCACTACCGCGCAGTCGCACCCATCGTGAAATTTCCGCTGGGACACCTCACGGTACGCTTCACGGCGAGCGCGGGTCTTTGCGGCCTCGAATTTTTGGCCTTGCTTACCGGTTTTGACTTGGCGGCGCCCGCCCCGGTATTTCGCGGCGAGCGCTGAGGAGTACACGGCGCCTCGTGAGGCTAGCATGATGCAGAATCCGCAGTTGAATTCGCCGGTGAGCACGCGTGCCCACCCTACGGGCCGTACCCTGGGGGCGGGGGTGTATGCCCCTTCGTCGCCGTCTTCACCGTCTTGCGCGGCGGCGGCTATTTCTTCGTCGGCGCGGCGTTCCAGATCGTCTAGCGCCTCGAAGCCTTCTAGGGTGACTGTCTCACTCTCTAGGTTTTCTTTCTCTGCATCAGAGACGTAATTCTCTATCTCTGGGTCTAGGACGGCTTTTTGGACTTGGCGGCGGGCTGCTGAGGTGATGTGCCTGTCCATTGCCCGCAGCAGCGTCTCGTCGCTGCTGGCCTGGTAGTCCCGCAGGAGCTTCCGCACGGCACGCTGACTGTAGGCGTCTGGGGGTGGCAGGTAGGCTTGTGCCCCGTGCTGCGCGGCGCCGTCTATGAGCATCTGGTTACCGACCTGCACAGCGTCTAGCCGGGCCGCCTGTATGAGCTTCCATATCTGCGGCACGGCTTTATCGGTCGATTTGCTGTCTGTGCGGTCTATTGATTTCAGTAGCGGCAGGATTTCCTTGCGGAATCGGCGGGTGATGCGGTCGAGCAGCCGCAGGTATACGCCTATCGGGTGCATATGTTACCCCCCTACTGTGCTTGCTTCCCTGTGGTCGGTGTGCCGCTCACGTGCCATTTGCTCAGGCGACAGCCCCAGGTATTCACGGGCTGTTTCTTCCGTGATGATGCCCTGAGCGTGTGCCTGCAGCATGAGCGCGTTCCGTGATGATACGGATGCTACTGCGGGGTCGCGCCACCGTGCCTCTAGAGTCTCTAGCCCGTCCACCTCTACACCGGCGAGCGCTAGCACCATTCGTGCGATGTCTTCCACCGCGTCACCGAAAATGTGCTGCTTCATCTCTGCACGGGTGATTAGCCGGTCTTTTGCTGAGCGCATTGCCTCTGCTGAGGCGGGGTTAGAGTCGGCGGAGATTCCCATCATGAACGGCGGAATTCCGGTCAAGGCGGATACTTGCTGCGCATATACCTTGAAGCTGTTGATGATCTGGTTCAGGTCTGATCCGGGTATCGACCCTGCTGTGGAGCCTTTCGGCCCCACAATATAATGCCCAAGATATGCTTCTACGCGGCTTTTCTGTGATCCGTCAGCGTTTTTAAATTGGCTTTTCACATCATCGCCGAATAGGTACCGCACGGGCATTGCCAGAAGCTCTTGCGCAACTTGTAGGTTAGTGAGTGAGCGTGAGGCGGCGTCGCAGAGGGTGGCGATGTCTTCTATCTCTGACTGGCCTTCCTCACCGATTCGCTTGCGGTTCACGAGCGGCACGACGGGCACACGATCATACCCTGTCTCAGCTTCCTCTATGAGTACTTCCTGGCTTCCTTCGACCTCGTACCATGCGGTATACCCAGGCTTATAAATAGCTTTGAATGTGCTGCTGCCTTTACGGTACCGGCGCACGGCCTGAATGATGCGGCCCTGATAGTCTTCCTTGATGCTGAATTCGTCGCCTTTGTGGACGCTCAGCAGGGGGATGTTACTGTCTTCACGTCCCCCGGCTACGACGAAAGCAGCACCCTGTATGAGGGCTTCTGTCAGCCCCAGAGTCAGCAGCGTGTCAAAATTATTGGCCTGCAGAATCCGGTTGAGGTCTTCTGGTGGCGGGCCGTCTGCGAGCTTGAATCCTTCGAGTACGAGCGATTCCACGAGTACGTCAATGGAGAGCTTGGGCCAGCGCACGGGCATTTCCAGTACGCGCATCTGCGGGGGGAGAGAGACGCCTAGCGCGTCTACACGCTTGTCGCCGCCGTAGTAGCTTTCCCACTTTTGGGACTGGCTCACCAGATTAGCCAATCGTCCTCACTCCCTTCTCGCTCTTTCTCCACCAGCCCCCAGTAGGCTAGTGTGCACGCCACTAGGGGCGATATGTCTTCTGACCGGTCTTCTCTTGTCCAATACCACAGGTCGGCGTTGCCTTTTGAGCGGCGGCACGCCTGCACTGCTGAGTCCAGCTCGTCTTGCCCGGTGTGCCGCACTTTCTGGCTCACCAGCGCCTCGTAGAATGAGCCGCAAGACTGCATGTATGTGCGGTTGTCCAGGCCAAGCGCGGCCCGGTTGAGCCGTGATTTCGCGCTGATTATCTCTGCGGTCTGGGATGCGCCCGCGTAGACGATGTTCACGGGCTGCCATTTCTCACGCAGCTCTTCCAGGCGGGCATTTACCCACTCGGTGCCTATGCGCCGGTCGATGACCTCAATATGCACTTGCCCGTCTTCACGCCATGACGCGGCGGATATTGTGGACACATCGCGTAGCGGGGTTACGTCCACACCAAAAGCGACTTTCGGGCCGGGTAGCGACGATTCGTCCAGCGAGTCAGCCCACACCTGAGCATTGATAGCTGATATGCCGCCGATTTTCGCCCAAATCCCTAGCCGCTCACGCTTAAAATGCTCGTCAGACATGGAGCGTCTCTCGCTGTCCACATATTCACCGCTGATGCGGTGCCCCAGCGCCGGGTTAGCCATTGCCCACATCTGCGGGTCAGCCGGATCAGCATCATCTGGGGTACTCCACTCATAGAAAGCAAGCCGCTTTTCGTCGGCGGGGTCTAGTGCACGGCTGCGTATCTTCTCTAGCACCTTCGATTCAGGCATACCAGCAGATGACGTGTACCAAATCTGGGGGCTGGCGTGCATTGACTTTGACGCTAGTGTAGGCAGCATCGCAGCCTGCACGGCCTCTGGCAAGTCGTAAGCCTCGTCAAAGACCACCAAATCAGCGGTGAAGCCACGGGCCGACCCACGCGAGCGTGCCTTGAAAAGGATACGATTCCCGTTCTTTGCACGCAGCAGCATACCGCTGTTTCCGGTGCGGATACCTGACATTTTCCCTTGCGGATCGCCCTTGTACCCCTGCATATATTCGGCAAGCTCGCTATTCCTGATTAGCGATTCGAGACGCTGCATGTGCTCCACCGCTGTAGAGAATAAGTGTGCTGAGTGTATGACTAGCTTCTCACCAAACAAGAACATTGCGGCCAGCTCACGGGCCTCTAGGATGCTGCCTTTTCCGTTTTGGCGGGGCACGATTAGCCCCACTTCGGTAGCGACCCACTGTCCGTCTAGCCGCTCGCCTAGCGACCCGCGTAGCACATGCTCCTGCCAGGGGTCTAGGATCAGCCCGGCGGCGGCGGCCAGGTCGATAGCATCATCACCTGCAGAGGTGAAATAGGTTGGGGTTACGTCAATGCGCGGGGTCTGGTGCCCCATCAGGGTTTGCTCACTCAATGCGGCATCCCCCTTTACGAGCCTCTGACGGGACTCGAACCCGTAACTCTCTGCTTACAAGGCGGATGCTCTTCCAATTGAGCTACAGAGGCAAACTTTTTTACTCTTCGCTTTCTTCTTCGCCGGTGCTGGGCCGCTGAGCGGCGAGCATACGCTCTTGGCGGCGTGCGGCCAGCTTCTCTAGCATTGACTCTCCCTCTGGCTTCTGTGCAGCGGTGAGCTGCGTTATCTCCTCTATGCATTCCTGCTCAGCCTTCGCAAGCGGCGCAACGTCACGCGGGTTAGCGACCACCAGGGCCGCACGGATGCGAGCGCGGCGCCACCTCGCAGACTCTAGAGGGTCTTCAAAGGTGGGTACTTCTATTTCCTTTACGTGCCCGTATGCGACGAGTTGGGAGACGATCTCATATCCGTCGCGGGCGCGGGGCTTTATTTTTACCTGCTCGGCGACCTGCGGCTGCTCGGCGGGTTGCTCGTGGATTTTCCGCTTTTCCTCGGCGGCGCGTGCCCGGCGGTTCGCATTGTATTCGCGGGCTGCTTTCGCGCATTCCTCACATGGTGGCTCTTTCGCTCTCAGGTGCCTTTTGTATGCGCCCCAGGTGCCGCACTCTGCCAGCTTGCGGGCCATGTCAGCACCTCCAAAAATGGCAAAAGCCCTCCGCCGGGAAACCCTATAGGGCCTCTGGGGAGGGATACGACTATGACCGTAGGGGGTCAGGTGGGGTGTGGGGAGGGGTAACCCCCTGGGTATGCAATGGGAATCAATGTTTAGGAATCACCAGGCAATGGATGTGCGGGGGGGATTTATCTGCGATTTTAGCCTGCGTTTACCGCGTGCGCTGTTGCATTTACGATGTGCTTGCAAGATTGTTCCGTGAAGATTCCCGCCCGTGCCGATTGCGTCGATGTGGTCTGCGGTGAAGCTCATGGGGTGCGTGTAAGGTAGCGATAGGTCTATGGGTTGGCCGCATAAATGGCAGGGCGCCCCGGTCTTCTCGACGTGTTCTCTTAGCTGCTGGGTGGCGGCGCGGTAGTAATGGTTGTTGTATTTGGTTTTCGTTGGTGCCATACTCCGCGCGCCACCTTTCTTTCATCAGATACGCCAAAGGCGCCGGGCGGAAATGAAATGGAAAAAGACCCAGCGCCTTCCTGAAAGGCAGTTCAGCTCTGAGGGTTTTCTCCCCCTCATGAGCCTACTCACTCTGTGCATGGCTGAGGTATTCCGGGCACACTCCTAGTGAGCACACTCAGCATACACCCACACTGGGGCTTTTAGCAAGCCGGGGCAACGCTTGCTGCGTCCAGTGGGGCCGGGTCGGTAGAGTCTGCCAGCTCCCATATCTCGTGACGCCGCCACACCGCGCCGCAGTATTTGCATTCGATGCGGTCTATACGCTCGCTGTCTTTATCCCACACAGCCTGCATTGTCTGCTTCTTCACCGCGAGGCCGTCAAAGTCAGCGACTACGTAATAGTAGTAGCCGCATGATGCGCAGCACTTATCTACAGGGGTACGGCGCACAGGGTGCAGCAGATCATCAATCATCTCAACCCACCCACGCGCAGACTCAGCCAGCTGCGACGCCATTTCAAAAGACAGCTGATAGACGCTATCCCTGATAGCACACACCACCACATAGGGCCGCAAAATCGCGGGCGCAGGCAGAGCCATAATATTCATCCACCCCTGCGCCTGCTGCATGATCTGATTCTGCACGTCCAGCGCGTCTACAGACAACGGTGCCGCTGCAGCAGCACCGCGCCCGCCCCCACCTGACTCACCAGACGGGCGCACCGCATCCTCCAACTGGAAAAGCAGCGCGTGCTCAATCTTATTCTTCTCTTCCTCCACCGCAGCCGGGTGAGTCCTGCCAATCGTCAGAATCTCCAAAGAATGCCGCAGCGATTGACGCACCGCAGCCTCAGCCAGCATACGCGCACGCTCCTCCATCTCCTCCGCCTCAAATTCAGCAAAGAAATCCTTCATCACTCCATCTCCTTCTTTTTCTTTTCCACATTGCCCTGCAACTCACGCATCACAGACCCATCCAGCCAATCAGCCGGACGCCACACACGCGCATCCACACCACACGCTGCCAGGCCCTCAAGCCACGACACCTGCGCATCAGATACACGACCCCGCGCAGTCTTCAACTCACGATAGATCACACGACCCTGCCGACGATTCATCAGCACCAAATCAGGAAAACCCGCAGGCGACCGGCGGCTATCGTGAGTGTGGTAATACTCCCACCCCAGACGCCGCGCCAACTGAATAACCATCGACTGGAACTCAGACTCAGACCACGAATCAGCAGACCTAGCCCTAAAAGATTTAGAATCCACTCACCCTCCTCTCCTCCGTCTACTCCTATGCCCCCTCCTAGATTTACGACGCACAGGCACAGCAATAGAAGCAACAGTATCTCTATTAATAAATCGCTGACCGTCCCGACCCGACCCGGCATATCCCAATCCGTCGGAGTCAGATTCGGAGTGATTGGGAGTCTCAGAATGTGGGCACGGTCTGGCAGCGCCCACAGGAGTCGAGGCCGTCACCTCACCCTGTGGCGCGCTTACCGTCCCGACCCGACCCGGCATATCCCAATCCGTCGGAGTCAGATTCGGAGTGATTGGGAGTCTCACATTATGAAACGCACCCGTGGCAGGGAGCGAGCTACACGCAGACGAATCATCATCCACAACCGCGACAGAAGCGGGGCAGTCTCGCACGCCGGATGCCTCC